GCGTTGTCCCTGAAGTCGTCCCCAAACTAACCGAAACCGTGGCTGAACCAATGTTAATCAGCGCAACGTAATTGTTTTCGACGTTGGTATTGGGGTTGATTTGCAGGGGGGTCGTGGCCGTTGCCGCGACAGTAATGCGGCTTGTCGGGCCGTTGGGTCTGAAATTAGGCAGCATAAGTGTTCCCCTTTCCTTGCGAAATTATAGGCTTCAAAAGCGAAAAAGCCACCCCTTTTGGGGCGGCTTTCCCAGTTCATTATTTCATTTCCGATTAGGAAAGGAAAGTCAGGTCGTAACCATAAATGAACACGTCGGCGGTAGCCGCCGCACCCTGTGCAGTGGTGCAACGAATGTAGAGTTGATCCACAGTAATTGCATCCGTGTCAGTAGCCGCGGTAATCACCACTTTGTCGTTGGCCGAATTACCGGTCAGCGCATAAGCGGTTTTGATTGCCGTACCAGTCGCGCCTGGGCCAGTGTAAACGGCCAGTTGTGCGGTGGTCAGGTCAACGCTGGCGTTCGCAACAATAATGCTTTGAACGCTAATGTTGCCAATACGGTTGATGATATTGGCAACCGTGTCAGCGACGGAGTTAAGGTTTACACCCTGGGCGCTAGCCAACAGGCGCAATGCCTGGTTGGTAGCTAGATTCGACGGGTGCGCTGTTTGGGTTGATGCTGGGCCTGGATTGCTCATGTCAATTTCCTTTCAATGTTGATATTTAGGCCGCGACACGGCAAGCGAGTTCCTGATACAGGGGCGCCCAGCCATACAGCACGTCCAGACGGGTCGGGATACTGTCGTTGTTGATCGTGTACTGACGAACAACACGAATCGACAGGCCCAATTCCTTATCGGACGCACGGCCAGCAAAATGCACGCCGTCAGGCAATTCCAGGTCAGCGGTAGCCAGCGTGAATGCGTTTTTGTGCATCACGATGTTTTGTGCGCTGACAGTGCCAGTTGCCGACGTGCCGATGCTGAACGGGGTGACCGTTGCAGTTGCGGAAGTAGTCGGGATGGTGACGTTTTGGAACTGGCCGCCAGTGATGATGGCCGGAACCACGGTCACTTGCATTGTGGACGAACCGGAACCAGTAACGGTCGACTGAACCACAAAGTTGCGGGCCTTGTTGGAACCGTATGCCTGGCGGCTCTGTGGGTTGACTGCGAACACGTTGGCAATCTGAATCACGTCGCCTTGGCGCAGTGTCAGACCGGCGCTGTGGGTCAGGGTGATCGTCGACGACGATGCCCAGCCGGTAGCAATACCGATGCTTTGGGTGTTAGCGGTCAGGGTGCCAGCAGTGGTTGTCCATGCACCGAACTGTTGCGAAATAACGTTCTGATCCATTTTCCAGTTCATGCCACCGGAATCACGGCCCATCAGACCCTTTTGGTACTGGGTGCTGACCTGGCTTTGTGGGTTGAACAGACCTTTCAGGCTGTCAACGATGGTTGCGCTGGTGAATGGCTCAATGATGCACGAACGACGGCCATCGCGTGGTGCGCCTTCCGAATCCAGATATGCCTGGGCGGTCAGATAAGTAATCAGACCAGTCGGGGGAACACCGGCGGTGCCGACAATGTTAGCCGTGCTGTTTTTTGCCATGGTCAGACCGTCAAAGTCGATCTTGTTGGCAATAGCAGCAATGGCGGGCTTCAGTACGCGGTCGCTGAACATATCAAGCGAAAGTGCCAGGTCTTGGGTCGTGAACTGGGTATCGACGTGGAACTGGGTCGAAAGTGTCACTGGGACGCTGGTTTCGTTGAAGTCTTCAACGTTCAGGGCTGGGCCAGTCGTACCGATGAAACGACCAGGACGACGGACGTTCAGAGTATTACCGATTTTTGCGCCCACGACGGCAAACTGGTCGTCGTACTCGCGGTTTACTTCTGACGTGAAGGTCAGTTCGTTTTCCAAGACCATCAACGCTTCGTTGGTGATCTTGCTGATGGTTAGCAGATTATTAGACATTTCAATTTCCTTATTAAAGGGTTAGTTGTCAGCGGATTTTCTTTGCCATGCGGGCGGCTTTCCACTGCTGAAACGTGCCATGGAAATTGCCGTCGGCATCCAGGCCCGCATCAACTGTGTTTACCGCGCCGCGCAGCGGATTAATCGGCGCTGGCGCTTTCGACTTCCCAACAACAGCTTTCACTTCAGGATTAGTCGCCTTTGAATCCTTGTCGAAACGGGCTTCAATCTTGCCAATTTCACGAACGGCGGAAACTAATGACATATCGCCCAACTTTTTTGCAAACTCGTTGTTTTCCGCCAAGTAATACAAAATTTTTGGGCCATGCTCTGATTCCATGATGGCATCGCGTACAGGGTCAGAAACCCTTACATCGCTGCTTTGCACCAGGTCATCAAAGTCGGGTAACTCATTCTTGGCTGCGTTCACGCGGTCTGCCCAGGCTTGAAACTTCGCTTCCTGTTCAGCTGCGGCCTTGCGGGCCTTGTCCTGGTTATCCCGTTCCATTAGCTTTTTGTCAGCGGTATATTCGGCTAACGCTTTCGCGTATTCGTACATATCGCTGAACTGTTCCGGCCTGGGTTCCTCGCCAAGTTCGTTGTCAGGCGCGGGCGCCGACGGTTCGTTCCTTGACTTCAGTTCCCTTAACTCGGCTTCCAAGCGTTCACGCTGCTCACGTTCTTGGCGGGCTTCCTCGCGGGCCGTTTCACGCTGCTTTGTGATCTCTGAAAACCGCCGTTCCAGCTTCGGATTCGGCTTCTTTTCCTTCTGATCCTCTGTTGTTGTCGCGTCCTTCCCTTCCCCGTCTTGTTCACTTTGATCGGCGTCAACATCCGGCTCGGCTGCGGCGCTGTTCGCGTCATCGCTTACCGCCTCGGATGCTGGCTCTGAATCAACTAAACCAAGTTTTTGGGCCGTGAATTCCGCTAAATTATCACTGGTGACGATATTCGCCGCCAGACGTTCTTGCACTTCCGACATAGGTAACCCCTACGAATTAACCCGATGAAAACCCATCGGTAGGCATTGGGTTATTGTCAACCCGAATACATTACGTGTCAATCACATCATCCCAGGCGCCATGCCTGGCTGGCCTTGCATTTCAGGCGGCATTGGCGGCTGCGGTTGCATTGGCTGTTCCATCGGCTGGCCCATGGGCTGACCCATCGGTTGCGCCATCAATTCCTGACCGGCCTGAAGAAACGGGTTTTGGGTCTGGTTGACTTCCATTTCCGCAAATGCCGCGGCTTCCTTTTGTTCCTGGTTGCGGCGCTCAATCTCAGCGGCCAACGCACCGACCGGCAGCCCGCCCAGCACCAGCCGAACCAAGGCATCCAGTTCCATCTTATTCTGGTCGGTCACGCCCTTCATGTTGGTCTGGTTGACCTTGGCTTCGTTGATCGTGTCGGTGTTGTAGGCGCGGCTAATAACATCCATCAGCTTGCGACGGTTCTGGCCTTCCTCACGAATCGACGCCACCTGGCCGCGGTTGTTGATCTCCAACTGCATAGCAATCATTTGCTGCTGCATATCGGCAACGGTCTTTTCCGCTTGCATTAGCTTCATTTGGAACTGCGGCGGCACGTCAATGTCGGGGTTGATCTGCGCCAGCGGGTTCATGGCCGCCAGGCGGTCGGCAATCACGTCCGCGCCTGGGAAGTCCATGTTGCGGAACAGCAAATCGCCCGCGGCCTGGAACACATTGGGGTCGGCCATCAGCGGCATCATGGTTTCCACTGCCTGTTCACGCTTGCTGTTGTAGCCTGGGCCGGTGTCCATCACCACGTCATACAGGCCGACCGTGACGTTGTTCATCACTTCGCCGGTGGCCTGAACCTCGTTGATGGTCACCATGTCCGGCTTGCCATCCACGCCAATGATCCGCAGCACCCGCTGGGTGTCGTAAATCTTCGGAATTAGGTCAAGAATGATTTTGCCCGTGTGCTTAATGCTGCGGGTCATGTTGTCGTAAAAGTGGAAATTCGACAGGTCGACCTGCTGCTGCTGACCCTGCAACGCCTTGCCCGAAATGTTGCCAGGCAGAGCTTGCGACGGGTCAAAGATACCCAACACGGTTTTCAGGTCGTCAGCAATTGCGCCCGCGGCCACCATAATCCCATCGGGCGGCGGCTCTGGCTGGATGCGGGTCGGCACCGGCGCGGGTACGCCCTCAATGTCTTTTTGCTTGTACCGCAACACAGGCGTCGACTTGATATTGGCCATCGCCCATTCAGATTCGTGGCCCTCATCCTGCCCTTCGGCCAGCAGCCACTTGGGCTTGGGTGCCAGCGCAATGCTCTCGGTCATGCTGGTGCGCCAAAAGTTGTACATCCGCTGCGGGTCTTTGGCGAACCGCACCAGGCCATACTTTTTACGCTTACCCTCGACCACCACCTGGGCGCCGTAGCACGGGATGATCGGGATATATTTCCCTGGCCACTCGCGTTCTTCCAGCACTTCCATGGCGGTCAGCTTGCACCATTTGACCTTTTTGCGGAACGTTGAACGGGTATCCATGATGGTGATATTGCCCGCGTCCAGCACTTCAGCCGACGGCAGCTCATCCTCAAACACCTTGGTGCCGTCAGACAACATGACCAGCTTGGCTTTCTCGCGCTCGACGTACCAGTATTCGGCAATGCGGATGTCCTCTTTGGTAACCCATTCCGCGTCCGAATCGCCCGTCGACCTGGCACTAAAATTGGCGCCGTCATCCGCACCAGGGTATTGCTGCCGGAAGTCGTGCTTCGCCATTACGCTGGTCACCAGGCAACGCTCTGCGTCCGATCCATCGGGGGAAACGCTGTTCGGGTCAAAGTAAACCGAAAACGGGTCATCGACCGGCTCGATGTAAATTTCCTGGTCGAACGAATCCTCTGACACGTAATTGGTCGTGATGCGCCAGTAACCCCAGCCCATCTTGACCGCGTACTCAAACGCGGTGTCGTAAGCGGTGTCGGCGTTGGAATTGACTTCAATGTGGCGGGTAATGCCTTCGATCACCTGGGCAATCTTCAGGTCGCCTTCATTGTTGACGGGGTGAACCTTGATGCGGGGGCGCTGCTGGCGCTGTTGGTTGGTGACCTGGCGCACATAAGCGTCGATCTTGTTGATGGTCAAACACGGGCGGGATTCTAGGTTGCGGCTGTTTTGTATCTCGACCGGCCACTGGTCACCGGCTGCAAACTTCAGGTCGCCCAGTGCCTCGGCTCGGTTTTGGGAATCGGCTTCGCCAACCAAGCGCAAAAACTTAATCGCTTCGCCGATGCGGCCATCCATGTCTGTGTCTTGCCATGCCATAGTTAATCCTTTCAGCCCATCCAGCCGCCAGCGTGGGCCATCACCGGTCGTTTCTTAGGCTTGGCTGGTTCCTTAATCATTAATCCAATGTACCGGAACGCGTCGGCGCCGTGCGAATACTGGTCGTGCAGCGGTTGTTTGCTGAATTGGCCAGTTTCGGGGTCAACCTCGTACCGATAATGACGCAAACAGTTTAACCCGTCCGCGGTGTTTTCTCTATCAAAATAGCAGTTTGGGAACACGGTTCGGGCTGCGTTGATGGAATCGACCACCGGCACCCGATCCAGTATGCGGGTTTTAAACCCAGCATTTCGCACAATGTCTTCAATCGACCGGCCCGCAGCCGCCAAGGTTTTGGATTGCGCGTCGTGCGGCAACCAAATGGTGTCGTACACGTAACCGTAGGTTTGCAACTGCGCCAAGTAGCTGGTCATTGTGCGCTGGCTGTCCTCAAAATACCGGATCAAATGCGTTTCCATCCCGACGAACTGAATAAACCACCAGGCAGTGGCGTCGGCCCAGCCAAGGTCGCACACTGCGTGAACCGGCTTGGTCGGGTCATACGGCACCTTCGTGATCCGGTCTTCGGCTTCGGCTTTCATCATTTCGTTAGCAAAGATAGCGCCGTCGACCGTCTGGCGGCACATTCCTTCCCACACCTGGTTGTACGCTTGCGGGTCACGGGCCTTCAGGGCTTCCATTTCCAATTGCAAGGTTTCAGGAAACCACGGGTTGTCATAGAAATTGATCTTGATGCTGATGCAGTCCCGCGGCGGCTTCAGCACAAACCGCTGATACGTTTCATCGGTTTCCAGTTCAGGGTTAAAACTGACCCAAATCTCGCTGCCTTGCTTACGGATGGTCGGAATCAGGATGTTCCAGGACAACCGGCTGACCGTCTGCGCTTCCTCAACCCAGCAAATGTCCACGCCTTCAAACGACTTGATGTTGGTGGGATTGTTCTTCAGGCCGATAAATGCAAACTCAGTGCCGTTGGCGCCGCGGATGGTGGCTTGGGTGATCTCATAGAACCCCAGCAGCCCCAGGGCTTCGATCTGGTCGCACAGCAGCTTGTGGACGGAATCCTTAATGCTGGTCTGATACTCCCGCGCACACAGGATTCGCATTTGCTTCTTTGCGCCTAAGATCAACAGCGCCCTGGCAATGCCCCACGACTTGGCGCCACCCCGCCCGCCGTACAAAACCTTGTACCGGCTCTTTTTGAACAGACCTTCCAGTTTGACTGGAAACTCTGCCTTGGCTATCGCCTGGTCAATGTTCGGTGCGGTCAGTTCCATCGGGGTTCACAAACATAACCTGAATGCCAGCCAGCGGGCTGCCGTCTTTGCCAGTGATCTCTTGCTCAACCTTGTCGCGCCAGCCCAGCACATTCTTGGCCGTAAAGATGGCGAACGTCGGGTTGTACACGCCAGTTAGCGCCCCTCTGACCAGGTTTTGCTCTTGCAAATCCTTGGCCTTTTTATAGGCGTCGGAAAAAATGGGGTTACGTAAGTCCCCACTAACATTCTTGGCGTGTGACCAATCGTGCAACGTGTCCCGTGAAACGCCGATGCTGGCCGCAAAGCCAGCTAACGTTGGGAAGTCGCCGACGGACGAATCAAAATACTTCATCATGGCGTCGGCCATCCAGTCTTCGTATTTGGTGGGTCTGCCAAGGGTTGGCTTTGGGCGTTCGAGTGCCGTACCAAGCTCAGTGGGCGCCTTCGTCCGCCCCCGTTTTTTGACGGGTGCGTCGGTAGTCATTTCTTTCCCTTGGACGGTTTTGCAGCGGCTTCCCGCTTGACCGAATAAGCAATGGCGACAGCCTGTTTGACGGGCTTACCTGCTTTTACTTCGGCCTTGATGTTTTTCTCAAACGCTTTGTTCGATGTCGATTTGGTCAGCGGCATTGTCGGCTCCTTTGGATTGGCTTATTTCAGCCAGTACACGGTTGTACTCTTGGATAGCGCCGCTGATCTGCAACAAGATGGATTCGTGTTGCTTCGCCAGTTCTTGCAGTTCAGCCAGGCGTTTAGCAATTTGGTCAGGTGTCATTTGGTCTTTGCCGTTTTGGCACTTTGTTTAAAGGATTTGGATGTTGGGGCGCCTGGGTCACCAGGGCTTCGCATTCGTTCGGGGGTTTTGCCCGCCGCTTTCTGGCGTTCGATTCGTTCACGCTTGGCGTGGATGTTTGCGTACAGTCCTTTGGCAGCCATTAGTCAGTTCCCCCTGGGTTTTCGATTACTTCTGCCCCGTCCAGCTTAGCCAGCAACATGGCGTAAATCGCCAGTGAAGTTTCAGCCTGAATCACAAAAGTTTTGGCTTTTTGCAATTCACGCTGAACCTCACTGATTTCAGCTTCGATAAACTCTCGGCTGATTTCCATTAAGCAACCGTACTGACCATAACGTAATAGGTTGTGCCGCCGCTAGTGATTGGGATTGTGTGGGTCACAACTGGCGAACCAACCTTGGCACGGAACACACCGGTTGCGCTAACCGCTGGCATAGCAGCAAAGTTACCGACTTCACCAGTGCCGCTGTTGGTCACGCGCAGGAATGATGCGTTCGACCAAGTGCCACCGGATGCAAAGTCCGAATCCAGTTGCAGTGCAGCCAGGGTGCCACCAGGATTAGTCGACGAACCACCGATGGTTGCACGGATGGCGTTAGCTGCACCGCTGATCGTGCCGCCGGTGTTTACCGACAAGCTAATGTGTGCGCCGTTGGTGGTCTGGCCAGCGCCTTGGGCGGCGGTCACTTGCGACAGCGCCCGCAGAGTTTCACCAGCGCCAGCGCCAGCAAAGTTCACGCGGGAATACAGGCCACGCATATCACCCGACGTGTGGGTGGTGGTGGAATAAATCTGGTTCAGGTTGCCCGATGCAGTGTTGGCAATCGGCGCGGACGCCGTACCAACTTCAAAGCTATTCAGGGCGGGGTCAGCGTATGCAACGCCAATGGCTTGGGTATTAGACATGATATGTTCCTTTTAACAATTCCAATTCTTTAGGGATGCCTTGGCTCGTTCGGCTGGGCCTTTGGCGTTTTTAACCACCCCTTCCATTCTCGCGCAAAAACTCGCCTTACGTCCAGCGTCGGCTTTGGTTTTGGGATGTGGTGCTGGTGGTTTTAAATTTGCGTCGTTCTTGCGGTTGTATTCCGCACGGCCTTTGGCCGTCATGCCCGCACCTTTTTCGGTGGGGTTGTATGTCTTGCCCTTGCCCGTCGTGGTCTTGGGGATCGGCTTGTCGTGTGCTTTGGCCATATTAATCGTCCACAACCATGCAAATGTCGGCTTCCTGGATAATTTGGTAATCCACGCCATCAATGTGCTGAATGGGCCAGTCCAAATAAGTGCCGTTGCCGTATTTAATAAATTCGCCGACCCTGACATCACGCACTGCTGGGCCAACAGCAACAATTCTACCTTCGTTCATTTTTTCATTATTGACAACGTACAGAATGTCAGACATTTTTCTGACGTGCGGTTTGACAATAACGCGGTTACTCAGCGGTTGCAGCGGGCAGGTCATTTTTTGGCTTCCTTCCTCGTTTTTTTGGCTCGACCATCTCGTCGGTCATGATGTCGTAGACCGGCATTGGAATTACCGCGGACAGCTCATGCTCTCCGCACCAGTCCATTTCGTGTTTATTTTGAGTTTCGGGGAATCTACGGCACAGGCCCATGACTTGGGCCTGGGAAAAGAAACGACAGCTTTTGCAATGCACAGTCATCTCACAGGCTTTCCAGCACGGACGGCTGTGTTTAGGGCGGCGGCCATTTCTTCGGCAATGGTGTGGACAGCCTTTTCGTGCATCCGCTTCATACGATGTTCAGCGGGGCTTGCCACGCGTTCCCTCGTAGACGGCTTGGCTGATCTTTCCAGTTCGGTATGCTTCTTCGAGTGCATTGTTCAGCTCCTTTCTAACCACAGTATGGTTCAACCTGGGCAACTTGTCAAGACCGCTTACAACCCTAGCGTTCCCAGGGCCGCGACTGTTGTCAACAACCATCAAATGGAATCGGTGGTCATTGCCGTATTTGGCTTGCAGCTTTTCCATAACGTCCCGCACACCCGCATGGGTGCGGAAATGCTCGTCGATAGGAACAGTTCGCCCAGTTCCCATTTCGGCTTCCATGCGGCTAGCGCGGCTCAAATTGCCGTTTTTCAGGGCTTCCACGGGGTCGCGGTAGGTGTAGACAATACCAACCTTGCGGCCAGCAGCTAAGGCTTGCTTGACCTTTTTGTCAGCCGATTCAAACGAATTCATGTTGGTGTCGTACACCATTTCAGCGTTTTGAATGCCCTTCGACTGCTGGGCTGCGGCTTGCAAACTGGTGGTCTTACCGGCACCAGTGCCGCCCGCGGTAAACAGGACAGTGTTGTCCCGCCCAGGCGGCGTCGGCTGCATCAACTTTTCAGCGTACATTTGCTTCACAAATGCCGACGACGGCTCATGGACATCAGCCGATTTGGTGCGGTCAGCACGGTATTCAGGGGACATTTCGCGGGCATCATCCGTGTTTAGGATGCGCCCACCGTCGGTCGACGGTAATGCGGCGTATTCGCGGGCCAGCCCTTGGTAGTCCTGGGACAGCCGGTCAAAATACGATTGCTCAATCGGATTGCCCGACTGGGCTGGCATATTGGGCTGCGGCACCATTCCCGCCAGGGCGGCTTGGGTGCCGCCCCCAGCAGGGGGCTGCTGGCCCGCTGTGGCCATTTGCGACAGCGGGATGGCCATTTATTTCTGGTACGACTTGCGTTCGTGGGTGTAGCAAACGCCCTTGGAACGGCCACCGTCGTACATATGGTTGCTGCCAGTTGCGTCAGCTTTGCCCATGCCAACACCGTTGACAACTTTGCCGTGGCGCTCGCCGGTCATGTCGCTGCCGGTCGCACCAGCGGGGGCTTTAGCCGATGTGCCGTAACCGGCGGGCTGCTTGCTTGCGTTATCGTGTTTCATGGATTTCCTCTCAGTCTAGGAATTTCAGTTTATACAACGTTGAATCAATCAATTGGCTGATTTCATCAATAATATTTTGAATTTCGGAATCTTGGGGCAAATCTTCGCGGGTGTCGTCCACAAACTTTTGCATTGTCTTTAGGTATTTCACAGGATCGGTGCTGGCGTGAAACTCAGACGGATACCTTTTAATCTTGTTGTACCGGCCCTGGTAGGCTTCCGCAAAGTCGTCAGCCAGTTCAATGATGTCCTCGTAATAATGCCCCAGCGCCTTGTGCGCCGAATACGAATCGGTGGACAGGTGCATAAAATGCGTTACCGTGCTGCTATGCAACAAGGTGGCTATAAATTCGGCGGCGTCATCATCCATGGGCTAATCATAGTCGAAAAAAACGGGGGCGCACAGTCCCCCGCAAGCTGATGGCTACTGCAAAAAAGAAAAAAGCCGCTGCCATTCTGTATCGTTTGGCACCGGTACGTCAATAGGCCAACGGCCAGAATCCACCAACAATTCCACAGTTTTGCGGTGCGCTGCCCACCAGGCTTGCTGGCGTTCTTTTTTTGACCACTTGCTGCCCTGGTCTATGTCGAAGTGACAAGTAAAGCACAGGGCTGCAATTAGGTTGTCGTCAGACTTGATCGACCGGCCCTTGCCGCCGCCCCAGTTGGTGTGCGACGCTTGGACGCCAACGCCGCAACCGCACAGCTGGCAATCCAGTTCAGCGACCAGCTTTAACAGTTTTTTAGACCGAACGTAATTTCTTTTGGGTATTTGCATTTGTCGTTTTCGCCATAGGGTCATATCTCAATGCCTTTTTCCACCGACCAGGCATACAGCCATTCGATGAATTCGCTGGCGTCCGCGGTGCTGAATTTGCGGCTCTGCCAGCCCAATTGCACGACGCGTTCGCCGTCCAGGCTGGGGGCTACGCGGCCAATCTTGCGACCCGTTTCGTGCGCCCATTGGTCAATCAACAGGCGTTTCCAGTCGTCATCCGACCAGGTGGAACCGGCTGTCCGCATCATGGCGCCGACCTGGCTAATCATGGCGTGGAATTTGGCGTTTTGATCCAGGCTGCGGGTCATGGGTTTTAATTCCATCCGCATTTTGTTGCCCGCATCCAGGTTGGTTTTGATGTCCGGCCACAACCGACCCAACAAAATTTTGGCTTGTTCAGGGCTAAACAGTTCGTAAATCATTTCAACACCCCCAGTATTCGCAACGCAGCGTCAGGCCCATCGACCACCGCCAACGGGCCACCGCGCCAGGCGCCGCGCCATTTCAATTGATCTTCCGTCAGCCGCCGTTTCGACGGCGATTTGTTGCCGTCCTTAACTTCAAGCAACAGGGTTTTCCCTTGGTAACCCACCAGCAAATCAGGGACGCCTTTGCCAATTGCCGCGAGAGTTTGTACTGAAGCACCCACGGCACGAAGTGCCTCGACCACTTGTTCTTGGTTTGCATCAACTCTCGCCGCCCGCCGCATCTTTTTCCTTTTTTATGTCATCCAGCAACATGGCCAACTTGACCTTGCCCCTGGCGCGTTCAATGTCCAGCTTGGTCATTGACCACCAACTGTCAGCGGCGCGTTTGCCTTTTTTCTTGACCTGGTAGTTGTAGCGTTTAATCCAATCCCGCGCTTCGCAAACGCGGCGCCATTCGTCACCATAGGTGTGCGGCAGTTTTTCGTCAGTCATGGTCATTGATGTCGATGTAAACCATTAATGCAATTAAAAGAATAATCAAAAAAAACCCAGCGCCAATCATAGCCGCGCCAATAAACGTGATGATGTTATAAATCGTCATCTTGTTTCACTTCGTGCCTGGCTTTCAGCTCGCGCATATCCATGGCCAAATCAGCGACGCCGTGCCAGTCTTCCATGGCGATCATTACTTGCAGGTATTCAAGAAAAACGCGGCGTTGCACTTCATAAGTAGCATAATAATTTTTGTTGTTCATCCTCTCTCTCCAAACTGCCGATGTTTCTTGGTCGTTCATAGTTCTTTCCTTGCGTTTTCCGCTGCGTTCATGCCCGACAAAAAGATAGCCGCCAAACTTTGCTGAAACGTGCATCCACCGTTTGTCATCGTTGTGAAGATGTCAATTGCCTCGGTTTCAATAAACTCCCGCATCTCCCTGCTGCCTAGTCTTACCATTTCCATGCCTCGCGGTGCGCGTTTAGCTAGTGTTGGTTTAATCGCGGTCATGACTGACCCCTTGCGCGGATAGTTATTGCAGCTACTTGATAATAGTTAGACAGCTTGTCCTTCGCTGCCATCTCATCAAGCACTTTGGCACACGCTTCGCGTTCGCCCTGCACACCCTTCACTAACGCCCGTGTCCAGTTTTCAACAATCTGTATGTCAAGCTCGACCAGCAAATCTTCAATCGTGTCACCGTGGCCTGTTGCATATCCATGCTGAATCATCCAGGCTGCCAAAATTTCTTTGTCACTCATAATTTATGCCCCCTTATCAATCGGCATTTCTGGCGATCAGCGTGTGAATAGTCAGGGCTAATTTCAGCCACCGCGCAATTTAATTCTGCCTTGGGTCTAGCTTCAATGGCTAGGGCGGCCATATACAAAACCAGCATTCCAACGACAGAAACGTAAACGTAGATTAAAAGTTCTTTCATTTCATCCTCATTTTTTCCAGCATTTCCGACAGTTTTTTCCTGGCTTCCTCGCCGCGTTGCTTTTCTTGCGCCAGTTCGGCCTGGGTCTTTTGCTGGGCAATGTGAAAGTCCGGTTTGTCAGGAATCCGCGGTGCTTCGTTCAGCAGCTTGGCAAATTGCAGGGCTGACGGCGGGCGTTCTGGATTCATGTATTGCAGGGCGTAATCCATCTTGGGCCGATATGTCAGACCGATTCCGCATATTTCCTTCCAAGTCTGTCGAATAATGTCAGCATCGACGTTTTTCCAATTGTTTTGGAACATAGCGCCATAGACTGCATTCATCCTGGCAAACACATAATCAAATCCCGTGTCGGCATCACAAAAGTCGCTTTGTTTCCACATGGATCACCTCGTTGGTTTCGTCGATTGTTTTTTCCCAAAAGTTTTTCGGTTTAGGCGTGGCCATGCCCCTGGTCAGTTCGGCCATGTGTTCACGGGCGCGTTCGGATTCGGTTACTTTTTCGACAACCCACTTAGATTTAAAACTGGCCCAGTTTCGCAAGCAACATTCTTTTATTGCGTCTTCAGTTGACCAACCAGCTTTTGCGGCTTCGTTGCAAAACAAACTCCAAGCTGTTTGGGTCAGTGGCGAATTTTTCTTGGCTCTAATGACAAGCCAGTCATTCCAAATTTGCTGGTCAATAAAATCAGGCCGCGTCACGACGGCGCTTTCCTTATTCCCCTTCCTTTTCCCTTCCCTTCCTTTCCCTTCCACTTGAGTATGCACAAGCGGCGTGAGTGACGCGTCATCCACGCGTGGCTCACGCGTGTAAATGGTAGATTCTTCAGGTGGTGGAATAATTGACTCTGATTCTCTATTGTTAATTACCTGGTGAATATTCCAAGACGGTATGCAACCATAATCCTTGCCATCTTTTGAATATTTGACAATAAAACCACACGTCAACAACGCGTCAAGCACGCGTGAAAAGTCCAATTCATCATAGGGAAGAACGTCCAATTTCAGTGCGCGTGGCAGCCATTTAAAACGGCCTTCTCTGTCGCAAGCCGTCCATAAACCGGCAAACGAAATTCTTAAAGGAAGTTTGTATTTGACCTCAGCCTCGTACAAACCCTCATGCCGAAAAAAATCAGGTTTTATTGTTCTAATTCTTGCCATTTTCTTTCTCCATAAAAAGACGATCTAAATCATCTTTTGATATTTTTGAAAGAATGTCGCAAAGATTGTCAAAATCAAAACTTGTGACAAACCCCTTTTTGACAAGCGTCAAAATTACATTTGCTTTTGACGCATTTAAGCCATTGTGTTCGTCAGAATGGCATTCAGCACACAAGGTAATAATTGTTTCTGGCTCATAGTCCCACGGCCCCTCTGCCAGCGGGTGGTAGTGAACATGATGAGCATTCAAAGTTCCATTTCTGTTGCCGCAGTTTCGGCACGTCCAGTTGTCACGCTCAAAAACGCGTAACCGCAACTGTTGCCAGCGCGGGTCTAAAAGCAATTCAGCATAGGTTTTCTTGTGCATAGCACTCTCCGCAAATCTCCCAGGAAGGAAACAACGGCAGGCGGGGAGTTCGCTTTTCGGCCAGGGGATCAATCCCAGCCTATCCGTGTCTCGCACAACTTTACTCTCTAAACCACTCAGGACGCAAGGCCCGCAGCTGCCAAACCCTAGCCTGGGGAATCGTTTTGCCCCATAGGCTAATGGCTTGGCGCGTGATCCCCAGCAGCTTTGCCAGGGCGACCGCCGATCCCGCTTTTTCGATTGCTTGCTGTTTGTCCATGCTCGCATGGTAAGCTAACTTTCGTTTTTTTGCAACACCCCAAAAATATTTTGAAAGTGTGCTTGACATATCGGTCAAGCGGGCTTAACATGGGAACCGTACTAAATGACAACGCCCGCAAGGGTCTTTTAAGGAAAAAAAATGGAAAATCAAACACTCATCCCAAACGCAAACTGGCAGACCCAGCAACGCGGAACCAATGACCAGGAATATCAAATTTACCTGGTTTGTGCAGATAACGGTCAAGGTGGCGATATTACTCGCAACGGTGCGCCTTTGTTGACTTATAACCAATGGTTGGCCGCATAAATTTGTTGACAGCCAGCGTCAAGCTGGCTTACCATTTGTCCATGCCCTAACGGGTCTTTTACGAAAGGAAGTCCAAATGTCCAAGCAATATCTCTCCTGCGCTGACACTGCCAAACTGGTTCGTGCCGCGCTCAAAGAATCATTCCCAGGCGTCAAGTTCAGCGTCCGCAGCAGCGTGTACAGTGGCGGCGCCAGCATCAATGTGTCCTACACCGACGGCCCGTCCTACGATCAGGTCAAAGGCATTGTCGGCGCGTTTGAAGGCAGCTACTTTGATGGTATGACCGATTACAAGGGCAGCAACTACGGCAGCCTAGACGGTCAGGAAGTGCGGTTTGGCGCTGACTTTATTTTTGTCAACAGGCAAATTTCTGCGCCAATGTTGACCAGGGCCGCCAGCTTTGTTTTGAACTACTTTGGCCTGGACAATGAAGTGACCATCGACAGCGGCAACAAGTACAGCGGCGCGTACATCAAGTCGGTCAACAACCTGGCCGCCAGTGAAGCGCGGGGTTTTAGTGCTTACGAAATTCAGCGCAGAATTAATGAGGAAGCCAGCAAGTACAGCATGGACGACGCCGCAGAAAGCGCCACGCTCAAGCGGGTGGCGTTCCTGGGTGACGATGGATACGGTTACGGCGCCGTTGGCCGGATTGCAGCATAAGGGGAAAATCATGGATCAAGACCCAAAAGACTGGCAAATCATCCTTATGGCCATCATTGCAGCACCGTGCCTTTTTGTGCTGCTGTGGGTTGCAATGGCTTTGTTTTAATGTGTTGACAGCCAGCGTCAAGCTGGCTTACAATCAAACCATGCCGGAAACGGTCTATTACGAAAGGAATCAAAATGAATGCAAATCAAATTGCCGCCTTCCCAAACGCCGAATATGGCGTCACTTCCCTGGTCACCAAAATTTCTAAAGGTTACGCCGTCACGCTGATTGACGACGACGCGGAACTGGCTGTTGGATACGTGACCATCTATCCGTTCAACATGATGGCCCAGGCCATTAACTACGCAAAGCAAATTGCAGGGGTGCCAGCATGAAATTAAAACTTCGCTCTGTCAAACCGGTAGACGATCTGCCGGTTTTTAATATTCTGGATCGGCGCTTCAAATACGTGCCAGCGTCCAAAACCAACATCCTGAAACGTTTTCGCGCCATGGGCTGGGTGCCACCGTCCGAACGCAAAATCATCGCATAACTGAAAAGGCAAATCATGGAAAATTCATTCACTAAAGTTGCGGCGGCATTTGTCAAAGCCCAAAAGGAATTTGGCCCTGCGCTCAAATCCGCAATTAATCCAGCGTTTCAAAGAAACGGCAAAGGTGGCCGTTATGCTGACCTGGCCGCTTGTGTTGAAGCGGTTATTGATGCGCTCAACAATAACGGCATTGCTTTGACCCAGCGCCTTAGTCCATGCGACAACGGCGTTATTATTGAAACCGTGTTTATTCACGAATCGGGCGAAGTAATGACCAGCGGCCAACTACACGTACCAGCCGCCAAACAAGACCCCCAGGGTTACGGCAGCGCCTTAACCTACGCCCGCAGATACAGCCTGATGGCGGCTTGTGGCATCGCCCCTGAAGACGACGACGGCAACGCAGCAAGCGGAAAACCAACCCCGCCCGCGGCACCGGTGCCAGACATTACCGACCATTTGTCAGCCATTGAAGCCAGCGCCAACAGTGAAGAATTGGCCACCGTGTACGCCGCAGCCATCAACGCTTGCCAGGGTAATCAGCAGCTTCAGACCAAAGTAATAGCCGCCAAAAAAGCCCGCATTGAACGCGCAAAAAAGGAAAAAGCAAATGAAAAACAAGGAAATTAAAGCACTCGAAAAAGAATACAACGAAACGGTTGAAAAAGGCCGCGAGTTGTGGGATCAACTTATTCCAATGGCCAATCGTTGCAATGAAATTATAAAAATACTCCGCGACAACAAAATTGAATTTGATGAAATTGCGTTAATTTTTGGTGGCGAATTGGAAATTGAAACCGCAGGTAAAGATGAGGACAATTATTAATGGATAACATTGAACAACGTACTCATAACTGGTTTACCGCCCGCCTGGGCAAAGTAACCGCCAGCAGCTTGCACAAAGTGCTGGCCCGCACCAAAACCGGTTACGGCGCCGACCGCGCCAATTACCTGACCCAGCTGGTGCTGGAACGCGTCACCAACAGCAAGGCCGAAGGCTACATCAACGCCGAAATGCAATGGGGCATTGACCAGGAACCATTCGCACGGGCAGCCTACGAAGCCCACACGGGCGTTTTGGTCGACGAAGTAGGGTTTATGCCACACCCGACAATTGAAATGTCTGGTGCCTCGCCTGACGGCTTGGTGGGCGATTCTGGCATGGTTGAGATTAAATGCCCCAGCAGCAAAACCGCCCTGGAATGCTGGTTGTCGGATGTTCCGGTCGAATCCAAGTATTTTGCTCAAATGCAGTGGCAAATGGCTTGCGCTGACCGCAAATGGTGCGACTACGTGGTGTTCGACCCGCGGATGCCGCAAAAGGCCCAGCTATTCATTCACCGCGTCAACCGTGACAACGAATGGCTGGCCACCACCGAAAAGGAAGTCGTAAAGTTTTTGGCTGAAGTCGATGCCAAAGTTGCAGCACTCAGAAAAATCATTGGGGAATAAATCATGTCCAAAATTACCAAAGAAATTACCTGTATCACCGGCACCTACGTCAACGCCCAAGGCCAGCAAAAGAACCGCTACCAACGCATTGGGTCGATCATCGACACCAAAAACGGGCCAATGCTCAAACTGGATGTCATACCGCTGAAGGAAGGGTCTTGGGACGGTTGGGCCTACATCAACGACCCGCAACCGCGGGAAGACAAACGACCGCAACGCCAGGCTGACGATTTCCCGCCTGACAGCGATTTCCCTGAATTTCCATAAGAGGCCATCATGGGATATTTCTTTGTTATTGTGTTTTTGCTTGCTTGGCTAACGCACATTTTTACGTGTTTTGCCGATTCAATGTGGGGCTTTTTGGTAGCCGGTGCAATATTCTTTCCCATCGGGATTTTGCATGGCTTTTATCTTTGGTTTAATTAGGAAGCCACATGAATTCAGCGAACATTGAAAAGTCCGAACGCTTGCAGCGTGTCTATAAATTGCTGGCCAAAGGGGGGGAATACACCACCTTGGACATCATTTATAAAGCCGGTGTGTGCGCGGTCAACAGCATTGTCAGCGAACTGCGGGCCAACGGTTACAACATCCGATGCGAACGCCGCGCCAATAAGTGGTTTTATCGGATGGTGAAGTGATTTAAATTTGTTTTGCAAACTGGCCGAAATATTGCATTTCGGCTTTTTTTCTTGCGGCAATTGCTTCTTCTTTAGTGTTAAACAAACCCAAATTATTGTTTTTACGGTTAAGCATAATTTGTGCAAACCATTTTTTTGCTTTTGCATGATAACTAACGCCAGTAACTCCTGACGTATTGTTTTTGCTCAATTTGCAATTTCTAGAATTTTCAGCATTGCTGGCAAGTCGCAAATTTTCAATGCGATTGTCCAATCGATTACCATTAATGTGGTCAATTTGTTGATCTGGCATTTGGCCATAAAACAAAGCCCAAACAACACGATGCGCTCTATATTGCTTGCCATCAAAACAAACTCGGCCATAGCCTTTGCTGTCAATATTGGCACCGCAAAGCGCACCGGATTTTGTCCGATTGCTTAAAACTTTTTTCCAAATTAAAACACCAGTAACGGGGTCATAATGTATAAATTCTTGCAACTTTTGAATGTTCATGGCACACCCTTTTGAAATGTGCCCCAGTTTATAACAGTTTTAACTTAACTCAAAGTGCCCCGAATCTAAAAATATTTTTTGGCGTTGCTTGCGGCGCAAATCAATATACGAATTTTGCGCCGATTCCATGCTGCCTTGCCAGCGTCGAATGTCTTTGACAGTCCATGCCCCGCCCCATCGAATACCTACATCCATTTCGATGGCGGCGGCTTTCATGGCGTCAGCCAAGTCGTCGTATAGATTCAATTCCCACGACGCCCTGGTGCCAATGTAGGCCATCAAATCCACCGCCCTGCCTTGGACGTGTTTGCTGTCCATGGTGTGACTGGCGCCCTTGTTGACCAGTTCCCGCTGGCGCTCGACAGTTCGCAAACCCTCGATCACCGCAAAGTCGGTTTTGGTCAACTCAATGGCCCGCTTGACAACTTTGACCAGGCGCTCATCAACGCCTTCCAAATTACCTAGCGACCTCTGCGACAGTTTGAACGTCATTTGTCTTTAGCAACAACGCCGATCAAACCAGTAATCGCCAGGCCAGCGGAAATAATGGCTTCAGTCAAACCAGGCGCCATAGGGATGCCAATGGCGGTCAGAAACAGCGTAATACCACGCCAAGTCGATGCTTCTTTCAAACGGTCAAAAATGTAAGATTTCATGGTTTCCTCATTTATGCCAAACACTGGTGAAATACCCGACTGCACTTGATGCGGCTGAAACTAGGGCCATGCCAGCCCAAAACCCGCCTCGTCCTTGGTTGGCCAACGCCACCAATTTTTCAAGATTGGATTCCATTTTATCCATCTTTTTTTCCATGTCGTCAAACCGGCGCTGGTAGTCTTCAACCCTTTGCCATAACACACCATATTTGACTGGATCAATTTCTGGAGCCGACATTTTATTTCTTCCCCTCGCTAATATCTTTAAGTGTGCTGCCTGCCCCAGGTTCTAACGCCCGTTGCGCCCTAGTTTTAGCCTTCGATTCTTGCACTCTTTGGCGAACCATGGTGCCAACCGGAATACCGCCCATAAACTTAAATCCGGCCACATTACCCATCGTTTCCGCACCGCCAGCCGCTTTATTTGCCAAATACCCAACAAGTGTATTGGAATTGTTAATGTAATGGCCACGTGGCTGAAACTGCGTATATGCTGCCACATTCCCCAAAGTTTTTAAACGTAATTGGTTTTCAGGGTCAAAAATTGCCCCAAAATTATTTACGTCATCCAGTTTTTTTAATGTTTTGTTGTAATTGGCCTGGCTAAAATTGCCACGGCCATCTATAACACCAGCCTTGTCGGACAGATAATTAATTGTTCCGGCTTTCATGTGCTGATGTGCCAACGAATCACGGCCCAACGTGTCAATCATGGTGTTGATGTTTTTGTTCACACCATTAATGACAAACTTGTCAAAATACTTGTCTGCTGGAATAGCATCTTCAATCGCGGCTTTATACGCTGGGTCTTTCTTTAATGCTTCAAAACGTTGTCTAGCCAAAGTACGGGCTTGGTCAGCAATTGGCTTTAGTTGTGCTGTTTCATTTTCCAGTGGCAACTTGTCCAATTCCTCAACCATCAACCGCGCCGCTTGGCGAATATTTCCATCTTTCGATTCGGCAGATAAACGGCTTGCGTTACGACGCATCGCCAAATAATTGTCGAACGTCATGCTGCCAAATGTATCTGCTAAAGATTTAAGTTCTTTGTATTGCGAAATGCTCTGACCGTCAGTTGTCAGCAATTCTTTTTTCAAACGGTCATCAATATTTTTGATAAGTGTTTTTGCATCAACCGGCAATTCCCCACCGGCCATATCACGCAATTCTTTGTATTTGGCGTCAATGACTGTGTTGCGGTTTTGATCCAGTTTTTTGTATGCGTCAATAATGGCTTGGCTGGATTCAATGGTTTTGGTCGCGTATACATCGGGCGCTGCCAGTTCCTTAATTGCTGGGATATTTTCTATCAACGCTTGATTGGCTTGATTTTTTGCCATTGCAAGGTCTGGAAATTTGCCGCGCAAATTGGCTTCCTCAGACAACAAAACAGGATTGCCGGTTGCTTCGCCTTCAGTTAAACGCACCGGTATCGGCAGCGAATCGCCCTCAAGATGGCGCAACACAACAGGTGTGTTGACCTTGTTTAAATCCATCTTGCCGTACAACTGCTGAAATTCAGGCGTAGCTGTTTGCAATGCTTGTTGAATAATTGACGCATCCGGCACCGCAGCCGCACCTACGCTGGCACGGCCAGACTGGAATGGCGGCACATTTGCGGGCTGGGGCGCAAGCGTGGCTGGTGCTGGCTTGGGTTTGATGGTGCCAGGCGCAATTGCCTCAACCGTGCCAGCGGCGGCCCGCTGAAGTGCTTGTGGTGTTGCTTCGCCCACGGCGCCTAAAACTTTGCCGCCAGCTTGTTTAAGAGCTTCGCCAGCTAACCCAATTTCACCGCTTACTGCTTGGCCAACTTTGGTTTGTTTGCCCGCTTTTAACATACTGGGCGCACCAGCCAAAGTCACATTAATCATGTTCTCGGCATCGGCTTTGCTGACGCCCAGCGTTTTACTTAGCCAGTCTGCGCCCTTGTTGATGTTTTCGCCCACAAATTGCATCAATGCTTGGCTAGCTTCGGCCTTGTATTCTGGCGTTTCAGTGACGCCCATGGCCTCACCAACCGGTCTTTGGTACGGCTCAACAAACTGTTTGTATACCGCGGTGCGGCCACGTTCAGCACGACCCGGTTCCACAATACCCAAGGCTTCGCCAGCCCGCACAATTGGGTAACCAACTTCAGCAATCGCCATGCCTGGCAATGATTGAATGCCACCAATAACGGTATCGGCTAGTCCCGCGCCCGACCGCAGCAAACTTTCAACCCTGCCCGCAACCTTGCCTTTTTTGGGCGGCTCTTTTACAGCCTGATCCACCGCAGCGTTAATCGCTTCGGGGTTCATTAGTTCATCGACACTTTCAATGCCAGTGTCATCTCGTGATGCGGTCACCACAACTTCAGGCAAAGATTGTTCTTGCGTAGTCGTGGCTGGCGCTGCGTTGACCGGCGGCGCTTTGGCCATTAATACCGCGTGAACTGGGTCTTTGCTACCCAAAGGCCGGTGAATGCCAAATTCATTCAAGAAACTTTCAGGCACCGACGTGGCAATGTCTACCGCATCGGAATGGAACGTTTTTTGTTTTGGATAGTCTGCTGGATTGATTGGTTGATAAATACCTTTTTCGCCAGCTTTCCAGCGGTTGTACAAATCTTGTTGCTGTTCGCGAGTGCGAACGCCGCTAGTAATTTGTAAATCTTTGCCAAATCGTTGGCGGTGCGCTTCCTGCGCTTGCTGCAAACGCTGCGCCAAATCAGGATTCAACCCTTCCAAATTTGGGTCAGCAGTCGGCGCTTTTGCTGGGGTTGGTTTGCGGCCAAGCGCCCTATCAACCGCAGCATCAATTTTGGTTGGGTCAAAGTCTTCCATTACTGACCCCCAAGCAGTTTTTTGGTTTTGGAAATGTTGTCAATTAATCGTTTGTACCCAGGCGAATCCTTGCCGCCAGCTTCTTTTACTATTTCGCGGATAGCTTCGTTATCACTGTTTTTCATGGCGTCATACAAACGAATGGCATTGATGTCCACAGTCTGCGACCATTTGTTTTGGAAGTCACGCGCACTGAACGGGTCTTTGTTTTTCTCAAAGGCTTTTTGAACGCCCTGATTAAACAGTTCCGTTGCCGTTGTCAGCGCACGGTTGACGCGGGCAGTTTGTTTAATAGCTGGTGCTGTCCATTCAGTCGTGCCAGAAATTTCACCGGCGATACCGCGGGCCGCATCCGTGCCGCCAAGTCCTGACGACGCGGACAGCGACGCAGTTTGCAGCGCCATGTAATGGCCCAATTGATTCAGGTTGGTTGCGTTGTCAGTTGTAAACGGCAGACCAGCATAACCACCAGTCAACGCACCCACAAAGTTTGCGCCGCGTCCGGTAATAACATCATCGGCCAGCTTGATGATTTTGTTATTGTTGAACGTTTGCATCGGCACTTCCCTGGCTGCGTTCGACGCATCCAGACGAATTTTGTCTGCGGCCTGGCGCGTTTCGGTTGTTTCGCCAGCGGGCAAACGCGCAACCGGCTCGGCTGCCGGTGCTTGCGACGTGACAACAGGGCGCTGACCGCCTGGCGCTTCTGCTGGCGTACCCGATACCGTAAACTCGCCCAAATAACGACCGTCAGGGCCATACCTAAAGAAGGTTGGTTGATTGTTGATGTCCAACCTTCCGGTCGGCTGTTCACGCTGCCCAGGCGGCAGTTGTGTTGTGACTAGGGGTTTTTCAGCCACAGAAACGGTCGGTGCTTCACCGGCCATTGATGGCCTAGTTGTAGTGACAAACGTTGCGGCACCGGTGTCAGCCGTACCGGCTCTTGGCGCAAATGCTTCTTGTTGGGCGCCAACAGTTAATAATGAGTTAGCCGCAGAAATTGCCAACGACGGCAAATTAGCGCCTTCTGGCAGAGTTTGCAAAGTCATTTTGTAGGCGTCAACCAACTTTGCAAAACTTGGGTTATTTGGGTTTTTAAGAACCAAATCATCCAATTCTGCAATGTAAGCGTTTTTGTTTGTAATGCCCAAACGACCCATAAGCCCCAAAGCGGAACCAATAATTTGCCGTTGTTCTTGGTTTAAATTTTGTGCGGCTTGTTTGGCTTGTGTGTTTGCCGTTTCTAATGCGGAAACTTTTGATACGTAATCCGGCCCCGTTAATGGTGCAATCGCAAGAATGTCTTTTGTTGCAGCATCAACATTTAAACCGGTATCAGTTTGATGTCGACCAATGCCCTTTTCTTTGTCTACTATATATTGCTCAATTCTTTTTCGTTCCGCTTCTTTTTGTTGTTCCAACGTCAATGCAATTGCAGATGTCCCAGATTGCGATTGCGCGGTTGACAAACCTGTCAACGAACTAATATATTCAGCGCCCGTCAATGGCGCAATTTTTGGAATTTCAGCGTTTAGTTTGTTAATGTCAACTCGGCCATCGGTTTGGAAATTTTCTGGCCTAGACAAAAATTGCGTCATAGCATTACGCTCACGCTCTTTTTGTTGTTCAAACGAAAGGGTAATGCCGCCTTGTTGATATGCTTGTGCGCCGCGGGCAAAGTTAATCATCTCGCCCAGGCTCATAGTGGGCATTGGTTTAATGTCTGCGCCGATAGGCTTTACGCTTAAATCTGCCATGTCTTACCCCTTGTTGAGCAGCGAATACATCATGGCGGTGTTTCCAATGTTGCCCATAGCACCCGCATACGCATTTGCTGCGCCGATCTGACCAGCCCCCAGCGCCGTTGCGCCGCCGATAGCCGCTTGGCCAATGTTGCCCGCCACGTTTTGTGCCAAATTGCTTACTTGACCTTGCGCTGTCTGGCCGATGCCCGCAATACCTGCCAATGTGTTGTAAATGTTTTGCCGCTGGGCAATGACTTGCGGCATCGCCGTTCCCAAGGTGTAGTCAACCGCAAACTTTTGGGCTGCGCGATCAACGTTCGACCCACCGCCGCCAACGTTCATCATTTGCCGCGCTGCGCCAGTCCCTTGTTCCATGGCGAACTGGTAGCCAGGTAGGCCCATAATTTCTTCACGGGACACCGGCGCCGTTAGCCCTGGCAATAATTGGCCAATGCGGGTCAGGGCGCCATAGCCAGCCTCACGGTATGGGCCTTGCTGTTTGTTCTGGATGTCGAACATTTGCTTTTGAATGTCCGCAGCGTAGCGGGTCGATTCGGCTTGCATTCCCGCCGCATCTTTGGCGGCGCCAGCTTGCATACTGGAACCGACCAAACCGGCGCCAGCCCCCAAAAGTAAAGCGGTTCCTGTTCCGATTGCCATTATTTCAACTCCTTAATAAACGTCCGTTCAAGCGGTCGAAAGCCAGCCCGACAATAAACTTTTTCCATTGCTGCTGCGCGGTCATCTTCCAACGCGATCATAAACAGCGCCTTTGCGTCTTTGGCCTTTGCCCAGGCTTCAATTGCCTTAAACATGGCCTGGCCCACTCCACTGCCCCTGGCCGCTGGGGTCAACCACCACCACAATTCTTGCGCCACCTGGTAATCAGGATTGAAATACAACGGGTAAAGTAAGCAGGAAGTCACGCCCACAATCTCGCTGTCCAATTCCCCGACCAGCAACAAAATACTGTCATTTTCCAACGATGCTGACAAAAATGCACGGGTTTTTGGGCCATTAAAGTCGGCCACGCCGGTCATTGGCGACGCCTGGTGAAAGTCGTCCAGCAGTTCAATGTATCTGTCCAAGTCCGCGGCGGTAGCTGGCCTGACGTTCAAAATGTCCCCCCACCAATTCCGTTCAAGGCCGTCAACAAAGTAAATTTACCGGCGGCTGGCACCGACAAACCAATCGTTGTATTGTTAATTTCGCCGCCATTAATTATTTGGTAATCCACTGTTTGGCTAACCACTTGCGGGTTTTGCAGCCATTGAATCCACTCACGCGAAGGCCGTCCGGTAGCTTGTTCAATAAATGGTGATGTTGGGAATCGAATGTTGGCCATCAGTTGTCCCCTGCGGACGCCTTCAGGTTCGCCGACACAATTACCGCCTTCACTGGATCGGTAATGACCACCTCAAAAATGCGGTCACGCGCCCAGCCCAAACGGCGCCAAAGGGCGCGATTGGTGTAATTGCCTTGGCGGCCAATACTGACCCAATGCTCGTTCGACCAAGTAGAACCGCCGTCATTTGACCAGCGCAACATGGCCTGGGGATTGTCGCCCTGGCCGGTCGTCAGCCCTACTCCAGGCTGGAATTGAATCTGGAATTCTTCAAAATATTGGCGCTGCAAATCCGTCGTAATGTGCGGGGCGCGGCGCAAGCGACGTATCGGATTACCTGCGTCGGTGTACGTGTCAAAATCCAAACTATAAATCTTGCCGTTCTCATAATCGCCCACCAAGTTTTTGTTGGCAAATGCCATCGCACACTGGCCGCGGTGGCGCTTATAAACAGCGTTCGGCGCATCCCACCACAGCCATTTAAACCATTGCTGGGTGGCCAAGTCGTAAACCCAGGTCAGGTCAATCGACGGAAAGTTAATAACGTAAAACTCATGGCCTTCAATCTGAAACGCCCAAGCGCGGGCGTTTGTCACATCAAAGCCAACCAGGCTGTTTTCTACCGCGTGGGTCGAAACCCGCTGGTATTCGTAGCCTTTCATTTGGCCAATTGTCGCGGTTCCCAGCGTGTCGCGGGACAAAAACATGAACGTGTCAGAAAAACGGGCAATCGAAAATGGTGCGCCGCAGCCATTCTGGCTGGACGTGCCGCTGACCCGCTGAAACGGAAAAGTAATCAGCCCAGGAATAACGCTGCCCACATCCGTCCAAACTTCGGTGGTCACCTCGCCCAGCAAGTAAACCTGACGGTGGTCGACAATCAAAGCCACTAAGGTGTCTGGTGACCCGTCCTTTGCCCCGTACAGCCCAGTGGTGGACAAGGGTGACCCCAAGTCAGTCACGGCCCAGTTTTGCGTATTTGGCTCGTTGTAGGCCACATAATTGTCCACGGTGTCCACCATAGTGGCACCTCGCCAATCGCCGTCGGTTGATGGCAGCGTCACAAACGTGTTGGTGGCCACGACGTAGTAGTACCGATTGACCCCATCAACCAGGTAAGCGGTCAGCCCTTGGGCGCTCATTACGTTGTCCGTGATTGACACCGGCCCCGTGCTGGTGGTCAGCGTTCCGACCTGGGTAAATGCCAGGCTTGTGTCAATACGGTATACACGGTTTCCGCAGACGGCAATTGCGTACTGAAGTCCAGACAAAGCCCGCATCCCGCGCACTTCCGCGGGGATCGGAAATTGAATTTCGGTGACCAGCCCAGGCGTTGGGTACAGCGCCACCACGCCCCGCTCGCCTGGCTGTTTTGTCGGGTCGATTTCGGGGTAATAATTGATGCACTCCTGGTCGTTTTGATAAATCGACCTGGTGGTGTACGACGCGCCGACAAAACCAAAATCCGGCATTAGTTAAATCCCCCATCGAGAATGAACGCGGCATCTTTGGGCCGTCCGGTCATCAGCACGTCAGGGTATCTACTGACCTGCGGCGGCTTCATGTTGGTACGCTTAATTGTAGCTTTGGCTTGGGCCGCGTAGGCAGATACTTGCGCGATCTGCACCTGGTTGACCTTGCCGTACATGGGCATCAGGCGTTCAGCTAGGCACCAGCGCAGACACATATTGTATCCCTGGGGAAACTGGATGGTGCCGTACAGATCGCCAAACTCGCGGAAAATGGTCTGCGTGAACAGGTGCATTTCGCCCTGGGCGGGGTTGGGCCACAGATAAATTGTTCCCAGCAGCTCCGACGGCTGGTAATACAGCGACTTCGGCCATGGGCCATTCAGAGTTTTTAGGCCAATGGATTCGTATTCTTCCAGGCTCAGAATGGCGATTGGATAATCCAACCCGCCACCGTAGATTGGCACCCCGTTGGACGTGGTAGTAACCCGCACAAAGGCCGATTCGATGGTCAACGGGCGCTCGTAGTAAGAATCAATGATTTGGGCCACCACAGGCGTCGTATGCCCGCGGCTGACCGTATATGTGCCGCCCTCGTTGACGTTACCGCCAGCGCCAGTTCCAAACCCCACGATGGTCGTGCCAGGCAGCACACCAGGGCCGGTCAGGGTCATGCCCATGGTAATGGCGCCTTTGGTCACGCCGTCCACCGGCACGGTCAAGGTGGTGCCGCTAATCGACCCAACAAACCGCGCCGACACATTACCCGATGGCCCGATGGTGTACTGCACCTGGTTTTGGACGCACGGAAAAATAATTTCGGTGCGGTAGAACACCATCATGTTTTCGTTTGACCACTGGGCAATCATGTCGTTCAGCATATCCAGCCCGTCCTGGGCTTCGTCTGCTGTCGGGATTTCGCCCGCGGCCAACGCGCCGATGTCCTTCATGGCGCGGGTGATAATGTCGTAAGGTGTGGTCATCTTATGCCTCTATAGGCTTGTTGGCTTCCAGCATGGCTTGATAAGCCGCCACAACTTCTGGCGTATGCACCGCCGCGCAGATAGCTTGCACTTTGGCATCTTCGTTGCTGTAATCATTACCTGGCGCAACGACATGGCGGTGAAACTTGCTGCTAATTTCTTCGCCGTCTTCCATAATGGCGGTCTTAGTACGGACTTGAACGCAGCCATTTTCAATGACTTCAATCAAATCAACAAAAATAACTTTTTTTAGCGCCATTTTTATTTCCAATCAAAATTAAGTCTAGTCAGCCTGACCAGCAAAGGTTTTTAATTTATTTACTTCGGCTGACAATTCTTGTACAGCCGTAATAAGCATAGGAACAAACACGCTGTATTTAACAGCTTTTGTTTTTGTACCAGTTGGCACTTGTTCTTTCACCGTTATTTGCTCAATGTATTTTTCCATGCGCGGTACGCGGTGCGTCTTGTGGTAGGAATAAGCCGGAGTTACCGAACCATCCTCGTTGAGGCATTCGGAAACCTCAACAATGATCGGGTTTCCAGATTCGTCATATAACGGGTGTTCATCAAACATAGGAACGGAAAGTTCTTCGCTTTTAACAATTTTTTGCTCAACCCATTTACCATCAATTTCAACAATTTCATTAATTGTAGATTCGACCAGTTTGCGCTCAGTAACTTGACGGGTTTTTTCAATTTCAACAATTTTTTCAACTTCTTCGTAATCATCAATTTCCTCAATCATTCCTGGAAATATCTGCTCTAATTGTTGTGCGATTACGCCCAACTGGGTTGCTTTCTTAGATTTTTCGTTTTTAAGGCTGTATTTAACTACCTCGACATTGTTTAAATCATTCAAATATCCGCGAGCCGGCTCAATGTTTTCTTTAACTTTAATATCAGAGATTGCGCCGTAACTGTTATTTGTGTTTTGAACATCACCGTTAGCAAGCACTTGATAATTAAAACCAGTACCAGTTAAAAATCCTCGATAGTGATAACCAGTTGATCCGGTTGGCAATGCGCTATGAAATCCAGCAACAGAACTTCCAGTGTTAGAGCAAAAACTAATTAAACAACTTTGGTTTTGATTACTAAAAAAAGCGTGATATGGCTGATCTGATCTATCAGTTCCATCCGCAACATACGATGCGTTATTAGTAAATTTTGTAAATCCATTTGTCAATCCAATGCGACCACGCTCATTGGTTGAAAGTGCCGAACCAGTAGTAAAACGAATACCAGCGTTTCCATCAATAACCAAAGGTTTTGTGCCAACCCCAACAATGTGCGATGCGTCTGCATAAGCACCAGAATCAAAAGCAAATGTGCTTGAATAATGTCGCAACGACAAAAAATTTACGCCGTCACCATTAATCGTCATATCGGTATATGCCGATGAACCTGACGAATAGTTTTTAAACAACATATACCTACGGCCATTTACGCCAGGATTTGCCCCAATCTGTATATTTTCGTCAGCAAATATAGCAACAATCGCTTTGCCACCCAAAGTAAAATATACAGGTTTTGGTGACGCGCCGTTAAATGCGCGGCTGCCAAACTCGACATTAGTTCCTGTAATGCCAACCCGCGCCGCATTTAGCGGCGGGTTAGTGGTTTGAACATCGGTATCGCAAACATCTATCCATGCAAAACCGTTTGTGCCAAATTCAGCGGGTGTACCATTTGGAACAATGTCAACAGCAATGACGGTATCGAGTGTCGTTGGTCTGACGCACGGAACAGGAAAACTCGTAATAGCAGTGCGAGTATCCATCCGAAAATCTTGATCTGTATTGTTAGTTGTTGCACCAACAACATCCTCAATCATATTGCTTGTAACTTTGGTCAAAGACATAATATCTCCTTAAACAGCGTAAGACGCTGTGTATACTAAACCGCCAGCCGCATCCATTGGAACAACGGTTGTTGCACCGCCGCCAGTTGGTGTTTGATACACCCATGCTTGGCTTGAATTTGCAAAAGTAAAAGCTGTTAAAACATTGCCAGCCGTAAGCGCAATATTATCTACAAAACCAAATGAAACACCGCTATAAAGACTTGTCGTATTTTTTGTTGTAAACGGCAAACTTATCCTTAAATTTCCTGTGCCTGTATGCCCAGACCATGCAATATAGGCTTGAGCATGAACAATATTTCCAACCTTTACATAAAATCCAACCTGTTGAGTGTAGGTTGCAGTGCCATTACTAGTTGAGCCTTGTGCAACAGGCGTCCAAGTGCCTTCTTCGTAATCAGCCAGCAATTCGCTAGTGCCTGTGCCAGCCGTAGCAGAAAAGTCGATGCCTTTGCCGGATGTAGCAATTACAACGTTGCCGCTTACCGACAAGTTTGCCGCGCCTGGATCGGTTGTGTTGCCGATGGAAACGCCAGTGGACGAAAAAAGCCGCATTGCTTCCGCACCATCATTTGCAAACGCTATCGTATTTGCTGCCGGAAAGAAAATACCTGTGTTGGTATCACCTGATGTTGTAATTGCTGGAACAGATACAGTACCAGCTTGCACAGTTGTTACACCTGTTGCTGATAAAGTAGTAAACGCGCCCGTGTTTGGTGTTGTTTGGCCAACGGTGCCATTGATGTTAATCGACGCCGTTCCGGTCAAGTTAGTTACGGTGCCGGAAGATGGCGTACCAAGCGCACCGCCGTTAACCACGAAAGAACCTGCCGTGCCAACGTTGACCCCAAGCGCCGTTAAAACGCCTGTTCCAGCTCCAGCAAGAGTGCTGATTGGAACATTTTTCCAGCCAATGACTTGAATTGCGTTAGCATTGTCTTTGTAAAAAAGTTTGCCATCGGTGATGTTGATGGCAAGCTCTGACCCTAATGTGTTGTTAGTTAAACTACCAGCAGTAGGCGCAGCAGCAGCCGTGCTGCTGCTGTAAATCAGGATTGGTGTGTAACCAGTTTGCGCCATAGTTATACCTGCGCTTCAATAATTGAATTAAATGGCGGCGCTTGCGTAAATACAATATTCCCGCCTGTTACTGAATAAGTATTTTTATTTTGGTAAACCCCATTAATATAAATATTAAAAACAGTTGTTACGCCTACTGGTAAAGCAAAAGATACTGTTGATCCGTTGCCTGTGTAGTTTTGAACATTTAACCCAACGCTAATACCGCCAATATTGTCAAAAGTTCCAATTAATACATTAGCAGAATCTTTTACAATAAATTTGTATGAAGTATTAAACAGCAGCCAAATTTCACCACTCGGGATACGCCCTGCGGCGTCTAAAACAATTGGATTTGTATGCGCGATATTTCCATTACTAGTGGTATATGTAGCTGCATTAGTTGTTGTGCCAGCAAGATATGTATTAATTGTGCCACCAGCTAACGGATTGCCGTTGTTATCAAATAATTGACCACCAACGCCTAGAAACGGTGAAAGATTTACAGCAGCCATAATTAATCCTCAAATTTTGGGGTAAAAACGGGCGGCGACCACGGTAACGACATCGGAACCTGCGTTGCCAAATTATCCATTTGCTCGGCCAACCGGCCCTCAATGTCAGCTTGGCCTTTGATCCAATCCACAACCATTTCCTCGGTCACATCGGCAATCGAGGTGACAAGCTGCGGGTCTTTGAAAAACCAAGTGCCTTCGGTGTCCACAATCCCGTTGCGATTGATGGCGCGGCAATAGTATTTTGCGGCAGTAATCAACCCATCATCGGCCTGAACGCCCTCAATTTTCCATTCATAATTCAAAATGCACCCCCACCAATGCCGCCAGTCGCAGTCATTGCGCCGCTGGACGGGTTAAATTTAAGTTTAGTGCTGGTTACCTTGGCGGGCAAGTTTCCCATGCTGTTGGTCACCCAAACAGGATAATAGTCTGCGTTTGTGGACGTGTCGTCAGTGATGGCAATGTTGTTTGCGTTAGTGGCCGTGCCGGCCGTCGTGGCCGATCCTGCGCTGCCGTCAATCGACACGCCCGTCAGGCTTTGGCTGGCGCTGGCGCGGTTTAAGGCAATCGACGTGGTGCCGATAAACAGGCTGGAATTACCCAACACCGCCGACGGGATGGTGCCAGACAGTTGGCCCGCGGGCAAACTGGTTAAGTTTGCGCCCGATCCACTGAACCCCGTGGCCGTCATCAGACCAGTGGACGGATTAAATTGCAGTTTGGTGGACGACGAATAAGTCGTCGTCAGGTTGCCCGCGGTCTGATTGGCCAGCAGCGGGTAATACGTGGCGTTGGTAGTGGTGTCGTCGGTCACTGTGGCATAAGCCACTGGCGTCACCCAGGACGGGGCCGACGTGCCGTTGCTTTGCAGCACTTTACCGGCGTCACCAGCTGCGGACGCCAAAAACGTTGTTGCGCCAGCACCAGACTGATACGGAATACTGGCGGCTGCGCCACCAGCCAGGTTGGTTGCGGTTATTGCGTTTGTTGCGTTTGTTGCGTTTCCAACCGTGATGCTGGCCGGATCAGTCCAACCTGGGGCGCTGGCGCCCGCGGTCATAATGTAATTCAGGGTGCCAAGACCAAGGAAAGTTGTCGCCCCTGCGCCGGTTTGGTACGGCACACTGCCCGTTGCCCCGCCAGCCAAGTTAGTCGCCGTTCCCGCCGTTGTGGCGCTTCCTGCGCTGCCAGCGGTGGCGGCATAGCTGACCGACAGGCCGCTGGCAGGTACATTTGTCCAGTATTGGCCGGTGCCGTTGTATTGCAGCACGTCCAAGTTGTTTAGGGTGCCAAACTGAACGTTGCCATCCGTACCACCCAGCACCGACCCATACGTAACCCGCACAAATAAAATGCCGTTTGACGTCCCAACGTTGACCACCGCAGCCATTAAAACAATGGCGTTTGGAACCGCTGGCTTGATTTTCGTTAAGCCGCCGGTTACCGCTGGGTTGTAATACAGTTCATCGCCCTGTACCCAATTTTCAGCGCCGCCGGTGGTGTTGATGTTCTTAACCTCACCAAACGACACCACAAAAATCCAGTCGTTGTTATTGCCGGATTCTGCTGCCAAGCCCAAAACATATTGCGCTTGATCTTTGGTCAGCCCAGTTGCGGCCTTGCCTACCAGCCCACCCGACGCGCCCAGCGTACCGGCAAATGACACAACTTGCCCTTTGGCAATCGCGCCCTGGCATTTGATTCGGTAAAACTGTTCTTCACCAATTCTTTGCACCACGTTGCCGTTCATTTGGAACGATAACGTTTGGAATTGATCGGTGTAATCGTAATAAATGCGCCCTGTCGCGTTGGTCGGCAGCGGGTTTTGCGTGGTGTTGAACTGAATGTACGTCGGCGTCGCAATCGACCCCGTAATGGCCGACATACTGGTGATGTCGTTGTTGGCCCCCAAAACCGCAGCCGACAAATTTAGCCTGGCGTTTGCTGCGTCCGATGCACCTGTGCCGCCATGCGCCACGCCAACGTCGGAACCTTCCCAAACGCCCGTGCCGATGGTTCCCAGCGTAGTAATGCTGGTCTGCCCTGGCCACGTCGTCGAAATGCGTAAGCCGCTGCTGCTGGCGTCCAAGCTGGTGCCGTTTAGCTTGACCGAAAACGCGTTCGAAATAAGTTGCAACCCGTTCCCAGCGGTATACGTTCCCGCCCCCGAAAACTGCGTCCAGGGCATATTGGTCACGCCAATCGTGCCGGTTGATCCCGCGGTTGTCACCCAGCCGGTGGCCGAAAGTGTCGCGCCGTCCTCAATAAACGTGAACGCGCCAGGCACTTCGGCCCAGTTATTCATGTCTGCGGTGCGCGTCCAGCCGCTTGATGCCGCCGCATAAATACCGTTTTGTGCCTGGTTTGTCTGGTTCTTGACCAAAATACGGTCGCCCGCGGTCAGGGTCGATGGCCAGTCACCATTGGCCTGGGTAGCCAAACCCGACAGCGTGATGTTGCCGGTCGTGGTGTACAAACACGACGCTTTAATGTCCAAACCCTGCGCGACTGAATCGACGTAGGCTTTATTGGCCACGTCTTGGTCGGCAGTTGGCGTTGCAGCTACCTGGGCGGTCGTAAAATACGCGGCTGCGGGGGCATTGCCACCAATAATCGACGAATCAATCGTTGAATTGGTAATGGTCAAACCCGACTGAATAGGGTTTGTTGGCGCATAAAACGGCGTTCCAGCAGGGCCAACCAAATATTGGATGGCAAACGTCGGCTCAGGGTCAAAAACGCCCTGAACCGGTACGATATTCGTCGTCTGCTGGTTGGCGACCTGGTTGGTCATGCTTTACCCCGCGGACAATGGCGTTACATAAACGTCGCCGTTTGCGGCACTGCCGATCAAAGACACGAAAAAACCATTGCGGGGCGCTGGCACCACAATTGGGTAAATCATGTTGGGTGGCAGCACTACACCAGGCGTTGATGCGGTGGTCAGCGGAATGACCGGCGTTGGCGTTGTCCCTGAAGTCGTCCCCAAACTAACCGAAACCGTGGCTGAACCAATGTTAATCAGCGCAACGT